AAAAGCACAAAGAACAGCAAAAGTGAAAGCGGTAAATTCGAGCATGGCTAAAAAGTGCCGGGGAGCGGGTAAACCGCCGTCCCCTCATGTTGGGTGGTAATCCGTTGGTCAACCAGGATGCGCCCACCAAGGGCACGCCAGCGGTCACAGAAATTGAAATCCTCGCTATGCCCGCCCGGTTGGTTTTTCCAAAACTCCCGCATCCCGTCCCCACTGACAAAGTTTTCCACAAGGGGCACGCTGTCCGCCATGCGTTCAAAAACGGACCTGTGGGCACGCATGAAGCCCCGTGCTGTGCGTTTGACTTCAACAAGGGGGCTTTCCCCTTCCGCCTGCCAATCATTAGAAAACGGGCTTTTCTCGCCAAGCCACTCCATTGGGAAAGTAAGCCCCGGCAGCTTCTTGGGGTATGCCCCAAAAACCAAAGGTTCATCATGCTCCAAAAGCCATGCCACATGTTTGGGGGAAAAGATGATGTCCGTATCAATCAAAAGCATTTCCTCGCAATCTGATTTCAGAAACTTTGCCGTGGCAATGTTCATGGCCCCATCCGGGTAGGGGTAGGAAATCCCGCACAGGGTCAAATCGTGGTCCCGCAAAACCGTGTGACACGCTGCCGCCAAACTCATTGCCCACGATGTGCGGGAAAGACTCATTCCGTTATCCACGATGGGCAAAAAAACTTTCACAGGTGAGGCATTAAAGCAAAAGCCCCGGCAGAGTCAAGCAATGCCGGGGCTTTGGGCGTGGGCGTTGGTCAACCTAGATTTTGTCGAATTGGGCGCGGAACTCTGCCGCCGTTCCATCCCAAAAGGTGCGGTCTGCGGCTTGGGCGGTGTGGGTGCGATGACCCCGAACTTCGTTATCGGGGAGGATTTTCAGCCCGAACACCTTGCCCTTGTGTTCCCCATCGCGGAGGTAGGAATAAGCCCCGGTAAAGTCAGTGGGGATGCCCCGTGCGGTGCCGTCCTTGACTTCTTCGGTGGTAAGCTCCTTCTCGTCTTCCTTGGCGTCCGGGTTGAAATCCCCGTTGTCCAAGTCGTCCGCTTCCAGCGCGGCAATGAGCTTTTCCTCGCTGGCGCGAAGGTCCACCGCAATTTTCCGGCCAGCCGCACGGCGGGCTTTGATTGCGTCAACAAGAGTGTCTTTGTCGTCGCCCGCGTATTTTGATTTAGCCATAAAATGAATTTAGTGTTTGGGTTGTTAAGCGGGTAGTGTTCTACGGCTGTGCCGGTAAAAGTGCAAGAGTTTTTTTACACAACTTGTTTGCAGACACAAAAAAGCCGCCCCTTTCGAGGCGGCTAGTTTGTTAAGTGTTAATCCTACGAGTAGGAAGTGGTAATGAGCGTGCCCTTATTACTGTTGCTTATGTAAGGGGCTTTCGAGGTTTTGGCGCGGACGATGTTGCTTTCCGTCTTTTCCTCGCGGTAGGTGTCCACCCCGTAACCATCGGCGGGGGTGTATAAGTCCCAAAAGGCATTGACGCCCACACCGCGAATGGTGGAGATACCGGACTCGTCATTGCCGGTGGCGGTGTCATCGGTGTTGCCAACCCAAACGTAGGTGTTACCCCACACGCGGGACATGACCGGCGTTGCGCCGTCCGCCGCGCTGTTGTAGATGCTGGTTCCAATAAGAACTTTGGTGATGCCAATGTCACGGAACGCGGAAGCCATTGTTTCCGGGGTCACTTCATAGCCTTTGCCAAGAGTGGCAACCACGTAGTTTTTAAGCAATGTGGATTGGCGAACCCGGTTCCAGACTTGGCGGGAGAAAATGACGGTGTTATAGATTTCCGCCTTGTCGAATCCGCGCTCCGTAGCCGCCAGGATGTCACCGAAAACGTCAATGGTGGCAAGGTTTGCCGTTGTGTAAGCAGCAATGGCAGCGGTGCCCGCGCCGAACGTGGTAGCGTTCATAATCGCGGCAGCGGTGAGGTATTCCGTAGTCAACTCCACGGACTCCATGCCCTGCTGTGCAAAGAGGCTTTCCATGCTGAGATAATCGGCATAGTCCATTTCCACTTCGTCCGGGATTTGGATTTCCCGCTTGCGGATGAGCACGCTAAACGTGTCGTCATTGAGCGTGGCGGTCATGCGCTCCACATTCGCACCAGGAGCGGTGAGAAAGTAATCGTCCAGGATGCGGGCAAGCTGGGTGTTCTGCACCTTGGCCTTGACCAAGTGGACGTTGCGCTTGTTCACCGGCATAGCGGGCAGAATCATCTTGTGAATGTTCAGCTTGTTGATGCCCTCGCCCTCGCGGACGATAGCAGCAAGTTCCTGGCGTGGGCGGGCGGTGGAATTGGAATAGACAGGCATATTAGCGGATTTGGTTTAGGAGCGGCTTGGTTGGTTGGTGGTTGGGTGCGAAACTACTTTACGCGACGGGTTTCAGTTCAACCACGCCAAGGGCACCGTTGGCGGTGGTTTGCAACCATTTGCCGATAAGAGCGGCATTGGTGGACGTGACGCCGGTAAGACCCGCCGCCATTGCGTAAGCGGCATCGCCAGCGTCACAGCTTGCTTCCCCGGCAAGAACGGGAACGCTGCCACCTTCCGCGATGGGTGCGGCCAGCCCACGACCGGACGCGGGGATGTCTTCAAGGGCAATCATGTCGCCCCGAAGTGCGGCGGTGGCGTCCGCCGCGAGATAAGCGGTGCCGTTGAAAACCAACCGGGTGCCCCGCGCCACCGCAACGGCGGTAACGAGCACACTGCGTTGACTTGGAATGTTTTGAGTTGCGACGATAGCCATAATGTTAGTTCAGTTGTGGGCGTTGTTGGGTTGGTGGACTTAGAGCGTGGCCGTGCCCGCGTTCACGGCGGCAAGGTGGGCGTTATATTCGTTGCGGTGGTCACGGGCGGCACGCTGAATGGCAATGCCGCGATTGGGGGCACCCGCCGCAAGCTGTGCTTGAATAAGCTGTTCAAACTTGCTCACGCCAGCATCACCGTTGAGCTTGGCGAACTGCTCGCGCTGTGCCTTGGGAAAAGCCGCTTCAACCGCCGCGAGTGCGGCTTTACTGGCGATTTCGGACATTTTGGCGGAATCCTTTTCCTCGTCCTTCTCTTCCTTCTCTTCCTTCTTCTCGTCCTTCTCGCCCTCCTCAAACTTCGCGGTCAACGCGGAAAGCTGGGTGGTGATTTCGGTTTTGTGAGCGGTCAATTTGGTGTCAACCAAGTTTCCGATTGCTTCAAGGTCTTTGGCGTCAAGTGGCATGTGAGTTGGTGGTGTTGGGTTGTTAGGATTTTCGTTAAAAAGGCTTTTGGTTGCTGCCGGTGCGTCAACAATGTCAACGCTGTTTAATTTCCGGCAACGCGCAATCGCAACGTCGCCCTTTATGTCATAGGAAAAATCAAAGTCAATGCTATTTCCAATCTTTTTGGAGAATTTCTTAAATAACTCTTCCACGTAAGCCCGGTGCCCGGTGCTGTCCATAAGCGTTAGGTCCGCCCGCACTTGGTCCCCATCGCGGCGAAACTTCGCATAATCACCCACGATGTCCCGCACCGTGGCCCCGTGGTCCAGTTTGCACTTGGACGTTTCATTTTCCAGCCCGCAAGCCACCACATCATTTAGCGTGTCATCGCCAATGACAATTTGGAACTTCTGCAAGCTGGCATGTTCCGGGTTGGCTGGTTGGTAGTTCACCACCCGGTTGCCGTCCTTGACCGCAAAATGCCCCTTGGCAAGACCCTTTTCGATAATCAACACGCCTGGATAGTGACCCGGCTTGGCAGCGTCACCGGGCAACGCTTGAAAGCGGGTGAAGGTCAACGGGGTTTCAATTTCTGCAAAGATGCTTGGCATGGTGTGTGGTGTATAAACTTAGTTTTGTGCCTATTGCAAGCAATTTTCTAGTTGCATTTAACCTGTGCCGCGTGCAAGTTTACTCCGTTCGCAAATCCTGCGGACCGTCGTTTAGACCGGCGCAAACAATTTTCAAATGCCCGTTCCGTGCTGTGCTCATTCGAGTCAGGTCTAACGCGGGGCGGGCACCTTTGCAAAAATGCACATTGCCACAATTTATGGACTCTATGACCCGCGAGACTTTGCCTTGCGGTATGTGGGGATGACTACACGGAAACTTTCTGTCCGGTTAAACTCCCATTGGGCGGACCCCGGTAGCAGCGGGCTGGCACAATGGTTTGCAGAACTTCGCGCACTTGGGCTAAAGCCAACCATATCTTGCCTTGAAACATGTGCCCTTGACGCGGCAGGGAAACGTGAAACCCACACAATCACACTTTGGCGGCTTTGCGGGGCGGACTTGTTAAATGTGCTGAACGGTGGTGACGGGGCAACCCCACTGGACATAAACGCGGCTATGCGAGAAAAGATAAGTGCCGCGAACAGGGGCAGAAAACGCACTGTGGAGTGGAATGAGCGTAACCGTGCTGCCCACGTTGGTAAAAAGCGAACACTGGAATCCCGCGCAAAGCAATCAGCTACTACACGGGGAGTAAAGAAATCACCCGCGCACGCGGCCAAGATAAAAGCCGCTAACACCGGAAAGAAACGCTCTGAAAAGTGCCGTGCTGAAATGGCTTTTCGCTACACAGGAAGAAAAGCAACGCCGGAGACTCGCGCCAAAATGAAAGCATCCCAAGTGAAGCGGAGGCTTGCGGAGGCGGCTGTTAAAAGCCTTCTGACTACTCCACCGTTTGTGTAGTCTGAACCTCGTCCGTCTTCTCGATAAGCATTGGGTTGCTTGGGTTTGCAGAGTAGGACTGAATAAATGGGATGACATCCCGCCAAGTAAACTTCTCCAAGGGGTCTTCGGACGGGTGTGCAGCGTTCAACTTGTTGGCCTTTTCAATTGCCAAACGAATCTTGTTTTCCGCTTCATCGCCAAGCTGTTGGTCAACGTCCTTCCAATACATCGCTTCTTCTGCGGTGATTGTCGCCATTGACCGGATGCCCTGTCTATTCTCTTCAAGATTGGCTTTGGACTCGCGGCCAACGTCCACGGTGGGGTGCGCGGGATACATGAAATAGCCCCCGGTAAAGTTTTTCGTCCAAGGGATTTCTCCCCGAATAATGCCGGAAGTGAGTGCCTTGTTTTTGATGCTGTTCAGTGCCGTCCGTTCAAGCCACTTCTGCCCAAGGGGACCATGCTGGAAAGCCCGCTTTGCCTGTTCGCTAATCAGCCGGGTATATGTGCCAGGAAGCCCCATCATCACCCACACAAACGGGAGCGGGAGGGACAGCGAGGAAGCAATCTGTGCCAGCTTGGTAATCAGGTAGTCCGTTTCATTGTTCGTGGGGTTGTCGTTGGTCAACATTTCCACGTTAAAACCTTCTTCCCCGTGCATTTCCTCGCCGGGGAGTTGGTGCCGGATGCGCCCATTTGCCGGGGAAAGCATCCCGGTGCCGTCCAATTCGTTGGTGTTGGGGTCCGCATCCGGGGGCATCCCGTTGGGTGTGTTGAAAACTGCGGTCTTGAACGCTGCCCATTTGATTTTATCCATCCACGCATTTTCCACAACTTTCATGTCGTGGGCGTCATTCAAAACCGCGTGCAACGGGGTCTTTGCGCTGTATTCGTCCGTGGCTGTAACTGGGTTGAGACAGGAAAAGATGCACGCGGGCACCGTCTCAACGAAGTTGACCATGCCAGTAATGCCCAAACGATAAAGGTCATATCCAATGACTTCCCCGCCCGTGCCAATGCGGATGCCCTGGATGTTGTTTGGCTGGGTGTAAACCGTGCGGGGGTTGCCAATGTTGTAGCCCATGACGGGCTGTAATTGAAAAGTGCCGTCCTCGTTATGGTGGTGAATCAGGCCATGACGCCCGTTGTAAATCACCCCCGATAAACTGAGTTGCATCATGTCAATAAAGTGGAAACGCCCCTGGACATCGGCGTTGCACATCCAATTTTGCCAGTATGTCCTATAAGCGTCATCCGCCTTGGTGTCCCCGGTCTGCGGGATATAGGAAATGTCCCCAAGCGCGTAAATGCGATATTGGTTCGCCAGATGCCCGATAAATGCGCTGTCCCGGCCAAGGTCTTGGGACCGGCGTTGCATCATTAGGGCATCCGCCTGCCCACTCAGGGAGTCAGATGCCCGAAGGGACTTGGGCGGGTTGCGGCTTCGCCCGGTGTCCGCCCCGGCGTATTGGTGCAAACGGGCCACCTGTGCGCGGCTTTGCATCCGGGAAAGCTGTGCGGACGGGGAGACAGTGCCAATAATGCCGTCAAGGGCACGCTGAAACTTGGTGCCGAAGTCCAATGCTCTGGCGGGTTGTTTAGTTACCATTGTAGCCGGTGGTGTTGAAAGATGCGTAGCGGCGGGCAAATCCGTTGTTCCCGTCATTGGCCGCATTGGATTTCCATGAAATTGCCGCTTCAATGTCCGCCAGCCGGTTGGTCAGCTTCTCAAAGTCCACCAAAGCCGTTTGCCGCCCGCTCGCGCTGTGGCTTTGCCCGGTGCCCTCCACGGTCTTTAATTGCGTGAGAATGGACAGCTTGAGCGCATTTAGCGTCTCCAAACTCATTGTTCTCAGGCGTGAATCTAATGCGGCCATGTGGTTTGGGGCAGCTATTAGCCGCAAGGGGGAGGGGTGTCAAGGTTCCCTTTGGGCACACTGAAAAACCTGTTGCCCTAGCCTTGGGTGAACACAGTTGCGGAGGATTTGCGCGGGGCAATGGTTTTTTCCATAGTAGATGTTTTCCGGGTAGTGGATGCCGAGCCAGTCTTGCATCGCCAGCTTGCCAGCCACATTGCACCGATTGATGAAGTTCGCAGGCTGCGGGACTTCCGATGCCTCGAAATCGAAGTTGGTCCAGAACAGATGCCGACCGACTTGCTTCGTTGGCGGTATCAGCGGCGCGTAGTAGGGCACGACATTCTCTACGACCCACGGGCATTTCGCGTAGGTTCGCAGGAAGATTATTTGCTGATAGAGGCTCATGTCCGGGTAGCGTTTCAGCTTGTGCCGCGTGGCCTTCGCCATCTTCGAGTGCGTCTGGCACGGCGGGCTTGTCCAGATGAAGTCGAAGCGGTGGTAGTTCTCCAAGAGGTAGGCGTGCGCGTCCCCGATTATCACCGCGTCCGTCGGGTGCAGCCGTTGATACAACGCTGCGATTTTCGGATCGTTCTCCACGGCGGTTACGTTCACGTCTTTCCACAGCTTCCGGTTTCCTCCAACTCCGGCATAGAGGTTCAGGACATTCAACGGATGCCCAACCATGCGCTTCAGTGAACCGCCGTTGAGCGGCTCACTTGCAATCGGAATGTTTAGGTCGGCGGTCACTGAGCTTTTCGCCAGTGCTCTAGCACGGCGCTGCTCGCGAACTCCGCTGGGCTTTGGAGGCGCGGTTTCGGGCTGCGAGGTTATTTGGCTGTTCTGTTTTTGGGGCGTTTTCATGGGATTTGCTTGGCCGCCGCTTCTGCGTCCGACGCTGCTTCGAGTAGCTTTCCCGCGCGACTCATGCGCCGCTCACTAGCAGCCTCCGGCAGCCTGCCAAGCGCGGCCCCGTGGTTTATGCCGCGCTGGACGGCTTCACGGATCGCCTCGTAGTCGTTTGCGATTAGCTTGCACAACAAGTCGCGCCACACCTGATCAGCGATGTCGAGCGCGGCTTGTGAATATCTCGGCACTGGTTCTTTAATAGTTCGTTCCATGTTAAAAGGTCGCTGCGCAGTGCAATGACAGGGCATCCCACCTACCTGCTCGGGCCTCACGGCTACCGAACACTGCGCAGCGATTTGGTTGGTAATTTCGCCGGACGGGTTGCCGCCTGCTCGACCCAGCCAAGGATTGAGCAGTTATGCGGTTGTCCGGCAGGACCGATCCGGCAATCGCCGGGCAGCCCAAAGTGTAAGGATTATTCATTGTCTTGCATCGAAACCGTTAACGCTCCCGGAGCAATTTCTTAATCTCCCGGTCTTTCACGGCAATCTCGTTTTCCTGCGCAGCTATTAAAGCGCGGGCGTAGCTAAGCTCCTTCTCTTGACCCTCGCGATCTTTGTGGATCGCGCCAAGCCGGTCAAGCAGCGTGCGGCAGAGCAGTTGAAGTTCCTCGACGGATGCGGTCACTTGTCGTTTAGCAGCTTCCGCACGCCGACGATCAGCGCCTCGTCGCTTCGGTCTTCCGCGCCCTCGCCGAGCACCATGTCGCACAGCGTGGCTAGTGTGAGTCCTCGTTTACGGTTCGCTTCCTCGGCGCTAAGCAAAATGCGGTTCCAGTAAACCTTGGGCTTGTCATCGAAGGCGCATATT